CCATCACGGATTGAATATAGAGTTGACGACAAAAGTTCATTTGAAATTGTCATTTTAATAACCTCAGTTAATGTTGTAGTTTATTTGTTTTGGTTTGGTCGTGTTCCAGCTTTGGAGTGACTACAACACAAGAGGTATTGCTTTTGCAATCTCTATCTGTGTTTTTTTGGAGTATATAGCAAGATTTAGGATTGTGCAAGGATTTTTTGCTTGTGCTCAACCAGAGCTTTGTACAATGATTCCCCAGGACATGTTGAGTTGCCTAAATCCCTGTGACCATATACGTCATTCCAAGTCAAGTTGTATTCAATAAGTAGCTCTTCAATTTTTCCAAACAAACCAAGCGTGCCTTCAATACCAAACTTTTGTGGTTCTGTGACTGGCTCAACCTCAAAATTGCCAACAACACAGATTCCAATCGAGCCTGTATTGTGATTTTTGCAATGCGCTCCGGTTTTGTTTATGTTTCTGCCTTTGTGTATTGAGCCATTTGGATATACGACAAAATGATAGCCTATCTCCGACCATCCTCGCTGCTTGTGCCATTGATCTATTTTCTCAACCGTGGTGACTGCAGAACCGCTTGCGCTATGATGTACAACGATTGTATCAACTGCTCTTTTTCCCTTGCTCATTTTTTGCGTCCTTGGCTTTTGTGGTATTGGTAGGCTTCCCAAGCGTCACGAAAAACCGGCGTGCCATTGGCTGTGCTGCTTGAACCGGTTGTTGTTTTGGTTAGTGTTGCTCTTCTTTTCTGTTTTTGTTGTTGCTGTTGTTCCATCACGTGCTTTGCTTTTTCAGCGTCAATGCGCGCTTTTGTCAGCCAATATGCATCTTCTAGCTTCAACTCCGGTCTTGACTTTAATAGCTCATACATGGGCATTTTAAATTCATCACTGGTTATTTCTGGATGATTGCTTTTGAATCTGTCAAGCTCCATTTGACGTTGCTGCAGCTGCACTTTCTCTTGTGCTGGTTTCATCAGCTCTTGCACCATCAATGCAGCTTGTCTTTTGATTTCTGCTTTTTGTCCTTCTGGTGTGTATAGATCATATTCTTCGTCTGTATTGTATTGTTTCATTTCTTCCAATACAGGATTGTTGACAGCTAGCTCTTGTTGCGTTCTCAATGCTTCTCGTTCTGCTTCGAGCTGTTTGCGAAGGTCTGCAATCTCTTGTGTTTTGCGTGTGTATGAAGCTCTAAGATTGCCAAGATGTTTGCGTACCTCTTCCGGCGTGTGTTGCATCCAGTGGTGCAAAGGCTTCATTCCGGTGTGGTTTGCGTCGTCCTCAAACTCTGCAAAATCTTCTGCAGTTAAATCGAGAAGGTCATCAATGCTCAAAAATGTTTGCTCTGCAGTCTCAACTTCTTCTGCAGTCTCAACCTTCTCAGCCGGTGTTTCTTCTGTATTTGTTTCTTCAATATGAGCTTCAACTTGTTCTGCTCCGGTGTTTGTCTCTTCCATTGTTTCCTCTTTGCTTTGATGGTTTAGTTTGTTCTGCTTGGCTTGCTTTGATTGCAGCAAGTCTTTTTTGTGCAGCTTCTTTGTTTGGGTGATAGCCTTTTACGTTTCGAATCTTCCAGCCCCTTGGAGTTTCATATATTGGCATTATTTTGCAACTCCACCTTTGGTGCCTGTTGTCTTTTTTGAACCGCCGGCGCTCCACAGTTTGCGGCAAGCCCAGTAAGAAGCACCCAGCTTGCTCTTCTTTTCGTCGCAATGGTGACGTGCTCGAAAAGAGCGCCGCGCTCCTGCAGAATAGTTGTGACCATAGCCCGTTGCGCCAAAATGGACAATCTTCTCTTTTCCATCTTCACAGGCTTTTACAACCATTTTTTTGTCTGGCTTTGGAGATCGCTGCGGTTGGTTACATTTCATTTTTGATTTATCAAGTCTTTTCATTGTTCATCCTGTTGGGTAGTTGTAGTCTTTCATTTCAACTCCGCAAAATCTTCAACAAAAATAATAATTTGTTTTTAAAAGATAATTTAGCTCGAAACAAATTCATTTTATTCGAGCGCTGCATAATGCTTTTGTATTCGCTATGAGAAATTGCAATTGTTACAACTTCATCATCAAGCAAAATGCTCACATAATGATACCTAAATATATTTGTAACTGTGCAAAGCTTTGCTATCACATTCTATCCATAAACATTTTATTCATTTCTTCGTCGCTTGCCATTGGTATCTCTTCTTCAACAGTTGCTTCTTCAACTTCTTCTTCCATTGGTGGATTTTTCAAGAAGTTTTTAAATTCTCTGTTGTTGGCAAGGTTGGTGATTTTTCCGGCAAGCAAATTGATTGATTGGTCATCAACTATATCCTCCATTTCAAAATCAAACTGCTCGTCAATAGCTCCTGCATCAACTGCGCTATTTACAGCACCTTGGAACATTCCAAGCACGCGTACAAAATCAGTTGGGAATACTTGCACATCTTCATTGAATGTTGGATAATCTGGTGTTTGCTCAAAGGCTGGTAGCAATCGGTTTGCAGCTGCAACAAGGTTATTCATTGCTTTTGCTGTGAAGTTTCCTCTTGGTGCCATTGCAGCAAACTCTTGTTCGTCAACATCTTCTGCTTCTGCAATCATTCCTTCCATTTCCATATCTTGATCAGTTACTCCAAGCATATCAAGCTCATTTTGTGTTGCCATTTTACTCACTCCAAAGTTTATCAGTTTTTCCAGAAAGTATTTCTTGTGTTGGTGCAAGTGCCTCAACAGCCTCTTCCTTGCTTCCACCACGGTCTATAACGTCAGTATAACGCTTTACAGCTGCATCTTGCTCATTATTTTTTTCTTGTATCGCTGCGCTCTTATCTTCCCAAAAGTGAGCTGGCATGTCTGCTTCACAAACAAAGCCCCTTTTTGCCATTATGCGCTCTTCCTCTTTTCTGCTTGAAACATATCTGCCAAGCGCCTGTGAAAGATATCCGTGCTTGTCAAGCCTGTGTGTTTGGCTGGTGCTGTCGAGGTTTGGAACCGATAACACTGACAACCAGTTTTGAGCTTTGCAACGATTGCAAGTCATTTCCTCATTTGCAGCTGCTTGGCGCTCCTCTGTATTCATCCAGGATAAAAACAGCTCATCTTGAAAGTGCTCACATTCTTTGCATTTGAAATTGTATATTGGCATTATACAAATAACCTCAACTGCTTTTGGTGTTCTTCCAGTCTCTTCTTAGCAGCTTCAAAATAATCTTCATCCAATTCATATCCTACCAGATCATAACCGAGATTGTGACAAGCGATTGCGATTGAGCCACTCCCTAGATGGGTGTCTAGGATTTTATCTCCCTCCTTGGCATATTTTTCTAAGAGCCACGTATAGAGAGCAACAGGCATCTCACAGGGGTGTTTAGTGCAACGTCCATCTGCTACAAAATTTGTCCATGTTTGCTCGTACAATTCTATTTTTTGATGTAACGTACAGCTAGCAATTACGGCTTTAGAAAAATTTGGCATGGGTTGATTTTTAATCCAAACAATAGCACCATGTTTTTTAGAAAAGCAATTATAATAATTTGCACCCCAAATGATTTGATTCTTGCTAACCCGTCGTAGCTCCGTAAAATACTCAGCAGATGGAATGCTATCATTCCACGTTACTTTTTCACCTCGAAAATTCCCCGTCTTTTGTCTAAAATTACCGATCCCAAAAGGCGGATCAACAATAGCCAAATCAAATTCATTATCTTTCATCTTTCTCATAGCTTCAAGGCAGTCCCCTAAATTCAAATTTATCATTACCCTCTCCCTAACAACTGCTGTGCAAGCTGCTCTGCTGGTAGCTCACCACCGGCGCCAATATCACCTTCTGTTGCCTGTGGCTCTGCTCCTGCTGCTCCGGTTGGTGCTCCTGCTGGTGCTGCTGGTGCTTCAAGGAAGGTTGCAGGGAAGTCATACAATCGTATAATTTCTTCTTTCACCTTGTCCATTGGCACGCCTAGCCCTTGCAACACTGGCAACAGCTGCACAAGATTTTGTTTTTTGATTGCTTCTGACAATGGAGTGCTTGATTGATCCAAAGCAACAATCTTGAATTTGGCATCAAGATCCTCTGGTGCAATAATCTTTGGATTGTCGTCAACAATGATTGTTGCTGTTTCACCATCCTCGGCAAGCAATGCAATCATTCTGAGATATACCAGTGCAACACCTTCGATTGCTGCATCACGCTCCCTTGCCAGCTTGCCAATCTCTGAGGCGCTATATTGTGCAAGTGCTGTGATTTCTGTGGCTGTGGCTTTTGTCGCCTCTCCGCGCGAAAATGGTGCAAGTATTGAGCCGCGATTTATATCTTGCTCAATCTGTGCAAGATAGCGGTCGAAGTTACTGCTGTTTGGTTCAACTGGTATTGGCTGTATGATACCAGCAAGATTTGGCTCGTCAACAGGTATCATTGCACCATCAACGCCACTTGTGATTTTTGCCAGCGCTTCACTATCAAGCGATTCTTCCTTGTATAGGTAT